CCAGCAAGGGCTGATTTTAGGGAAGACGTTGGTCAACTCTTTTGGAACCCATCCACGTAAAGTGGCCGCACAAAGCGGAGAAAGTTCCCCGGGACACAGGACATGAAAGATGAAGCAGTTGGATCACAGAGATGTGACCCTTTGTTGCTTATCGATCCCTGTTTGACCCCGCTTCGAGCCCGTTAGGGCGGCTATGCCGGAAAAGCATTATGCTATGGGCGTCAACCATGGCTTTGCAAAATGAAGGTTAACCGGGTTAAACCCCTCGCTTTCCACCAAGAGTGTGGAGTCGCTAAGAAGCGTGAGCTTCGCAAATCCCCCCTTTTTCCCCCAGCTCTACGGGTTGGTTCCCCGCATCTGACATGGCCAACAAGATAAATAATTGCACCCACCATCGCATGCCATGCGACATCCTTTCTAACCTCCCTCCTTACCCCCCAGTTAGCCGTTATTCCCGGTGCGGCCAGCAACTGCGTAATCAGCGACGCGGTCCAAAGTAAATCGGTTTTGCCAATGGCTTCGGCAGAGCAAAAGCGTGAGATCGCTGAAACATCTCAGGTGGACTCGAAAGGCGTCAAACGTTCGAACGCTACAGTATGTTCGAAATGTGTTGATGTGGTTTATGAAAATAAAAATGTTTGTGAACGTGGTCATGGGTTTTGTGGTGAGCACAAATCCCATGAGCAATGTCAAGCATGCCGATTCAAATGCGGTGTGTGTCGAAAGTGGATTCGATCTGACGTTGCCCCATGTGTCGGTGGAAGACATATGGTGTGCCGTACGCACAGTGCGGATGAATGTAGGGCTTGCACCAATTGCCCCATTTGTCAACGTACTCTTGATTCAAAACATTATTGTTATCATGACACTGAACAGGGAAAATTGCACGCACACTGTGAGAAGTGTGGACACAGGCGGTTGGCGAAGTGTCCTTTGTGCAGAGAACAGTTGCCGGAAAGGAAGGCTCCGGTGACAGATGGTGGAACACGACGACCGGAGTACGTCGTAATAAATGTGGCCCCGACGCCTCCTACCAGCGGAATCATTGATGCTGTACCGTTGATGGAGCGCATTGAGCCCACATCGTATTCTCTTCTCCCCATACCTCCTTCATTTATGAACCCCTCCCCCCTCACTTCGTCTTCTTCTCCCCCCGTTTCCAGGTCATCTCTTGTATTGTCGGCGTTGCCAAACCCGATAACGTCGATGCGGCGATCAAGTGACTCCGGAGACTCTTCATCAATATATCCTGTTCCTCAGCCTACGCCGTCGTTATCGTCCCCGGTAACGTCCATGTATCGGGCGAGTGATTCGGGCAGCTCTTTGGGTTCGGAGGATCCTGAAGATGTTGATGTCATTGACCCTCTTTATGCGTCAGAGGTAATTCGTTTCGAGCACCCCAATTATGCTCCAACGTTCTCGGCGTTTGATGGTCGTGACTTATATATAAATCCAAATAACATGGAAACTATGTCGATGCCTCATATTCGGCATATGTGGATCGTTATTTGGTTGGCGTTGGTAGGTTTGCCAATAGACTGGTTTTGTATTCCTGTGTATACTGGGCATCCGTTGTTAGCAGCGGCCATATCCTTTTGGGCCCAATATAATTGGAAGGACACAAATCTTAGGTGGCATGATGTTTCTGAACGATTGCGGGAGTGTTCAGCTCATGTCAAATTCACGTGTACTCGTTTAAATGTGCATGCAACCCAGTTGCAACTTGTTACATCTGCATTCTATTGGAATCAAGAAATGTATTTACCACTCCATTCCCTTGTTGTG